TTGCTCTTCTGGTGTTAACCCTGTAGGATATTTGAGAAGATAGCCAGCCCTTTCTATAAGCTGTTTCATTAATGCTTCAAGTTCTGGACTCCACTTAAATTCACCGCCTCCACCACCACCCTGACAATCTGACCCCCAACCTGTATCTTGACACCACTTTGAACATTCGCAACGGCCTTTTGCGCCTGGTATATATCCTTCCCATCCGGTCCCTGCTCTTGCTATAAAAACATATCCAGGTTCGCAAATACCTGTTTTCGTTGCATAAAATTTTCCACATGCACAACCTGTATATTCCGCTCCTTTTCCTTCAGCACAGACACCTGTCTTAACGCAGTGCTTTTTTGGTGCAACACCAACATTTCCTGCCGTAACTGGTTCTTCAACACAAGCATATCCAGCTGGACAAGGATGCTGGTCATCGCACTCGCCAGGAACTTCACCCGTGCAGCGACAAAAGCCCTCAGAACAAATTCCTGGTTGGCCGTCACAAAAAGTTGCACAATCTTCTGGCTTTGTGCATTTTGTTACATTTGGATTTAGTTCGCATTTTCCTGTTTTTGTATTACAGTGATAACCTTCGGGACAATTTGAATTATCTTTACAGGAAACATTTTCTGGTATTGGACAACACCATATTTTACCGTCTGTAGCCTTCTTGTCTTCATAGCCATTATCACATTTTTTTAATAGATGCCAATTACCTTTTTCATCTTTAATTTGCTGTCCTAAATAACCACCTGTAGTGGAACATGGATATACCCCTGCTATAGGACAACACCATTCCTTACCTTCTGAGTCTTTTTTGATTTCATATCCCTTTTTACATTGATCACCAGCCTCTAGTGAATAACCATTCAAACAAGGACCTGTTCCCTTCTCTTTACAGCAACAATCATATGTAGCTCCTGAAGGGCCATCTACAAAGTGCTCGTTAGCTACACAATCAGTGGGAATATTTGACCGGCCGCTTGCATAACCATTTTTCTGACAAAGATTATTACAAGCAGCATCGGGCGTTGGCGTGGCAACTCTCGGTATGCCTGTATTAGCTGGAGCCAAAGTTGTTCCCGTTGGCGATTTCAGAACTGTGCCTGAAGGTGACGGCGATACCTGTGCTGCTGGTGTTTTCACCCTGGATAGTAAATCATAAACGTTTTTGTATGTCAGAGAATCGTAATCATTCCAGGTTGCCATTTTCGGCCTCCTTTAATATTTCAGTCTTACCCCTCCAGGAAGTGGATTTGTCACTCCTCCAGTGTTTTGGGGAATGGTCGGGATAGCCTTCAGAAATTCATCAATAAAGCTTGTATCCATCTGCATCCCTGCTGGATAACCCCAGTTTGCACTTCTCTTCATCTGGTTCATCAAAGCCTGAACCATCGTCTTGTCAACACCAGGGATATAAGGGCTTCTGTAGGTAGGATTCTGCCAGGCTAAGAGCATCTTAATAAGTTCCTTCTGCTGTTCAAATTCCCTTCTGCTTTTCTCTTCTTCACTTTCTCCTCCGAAAATCCCCAAAGAGGGCAGCAATGAACCAAGAACAGCAATGAGGACAGACCAGGGGAATCCGCTTGCAGTTGTGGCGGCGGCCGTACCCGCCGTACCTCCTGTATTCAATGCTCCAAGAATAGAACCCAAGTTACCATAATTCCCTGGTGCTGCTTTTGGTGAATTCCACCAAGGTGAGTTTGCATAATTGAATGCCATTTTAGACCTCCTTAGCCAAAGCCTTGACCACATCGAATTTGGCTCGGGCTATATCGCATTTTTTATTGCTTTCTGTTGCCCTATTGAAATAACAATACCCGAATGTCCCTTTGAGCAACTTTCCCATCGCTTTAGCCTGGCTAACGCTCGGCTCTTTCCAATTTTGATAGTCTGCTCGTCCTTTTGCAAAGCTATCTCTACCATCGCCATTCGGGAATCCTTTTGAAAATTTAGCCAGGCCGAGCTTCAGTGTCTCGGGACTATTGACGCCATGATATTCAAGCCGACAGCCGAGTGCTTCTATTTCTTTAATATTTCTGCTTGGATTCATAATTATGTGAGATTTCGGGACACCCCTGGAAGTCAAGTCTTTCAGATACCAAGAATGGAAATCAATGTTCACTCTGTCCTTTTCTTCCTCGCTCCAACCTCCGTCAACAACGTCAGCCTCGTTCATGGGAATGATGAAATATTCTTTTACGCCAGCGTCCTTCAGCTTGTTGATGAGGACTTGGTTTACTCTGGAATAATATTTTCTAACTGGCACTTCCCAGACTCCGCCATGAAGCTCACCTTTCTCTCGCTGGACATTGTTTATGAAGCAATATTTTCTCTTACCAATGCGGTCTTTAAGAGAGCAGAAGTCATGGATTCGGATGAATGGCGTGATTTTATTTTCAGCACAGGACTTAAATATTTGTTTCCACTTAGCCCAGGCGAGCAAGTTCCATTGGGACAAATCACAAAGAGGACTTATTATGCCATCCTCTTCCTTCTGTCCAACGATGGGGTAGGGCTGAAATTGCTCTCCGCCCCACCACGTAAAAATGAAAAACATCTCCGTAGCATTCCCGCCAGCGTCATGCAACTTCTTCAGGAAGGTTTTGATAGCTTCCAAATCCTGTGTGATAATCTCATAAACGCTAGTCCCGATATATGTCATTTTTTTCCTCAGTCATACCAAAAAGTAATGTTAAAATATCTCGCAGCACCAATACGATTCTTAATTTGCAATGGTTCCTGTGCGGCGGCTGTCCCAATGCAAAACTTGCCATCTGTATCCTGGTTGGCAACTATTTCTGCGGTGTTATTCACGAGGGTCACATCACCATCATTGTCAACAAAAAACTCAGTTCTCCCCACTATTGTTACAGCACTAATAACAATAAATCCATGTCCATTCGTGGTGACGGCTGGAAGGTAAATGATAGCATCGTCATTTACAGCCCTGAAATATCCAAAAAACTTTAGTGGTGAATCGGCTATTACTGGACTAGCAGCGGCATCCTTTGGCTTTGTTTGCGTAATGCCGAAGTTCCTCGTGTCTTGAATATTTCCATCGTCATCCATCCAGATACCATTCGTTCCCTCAACCCAAACCGTATAAGGGTCTGTTGACCTATTTCCTAATACTTCAAATTTTGAAACGTTTGCCGCGATATAAATGGCTCCTGTAGTATGCTGAATAGAGTAATTATTTTTTACACTCAGATTTTGCGCCCCAAGTACATAGATGGCATAGATAGTCTTTCCTGCCTCCCCGTAGAAGTAATTATTCTCTACCGCAACCTCTTTAGCATATTTGGGCGTGGTATAACCCAACGAAACATCCACAAGGCGATTCCGTTCAAAATAATTCCCAATTATCCTGACAAGTGAAGTATCGGTTGTATCTGCTACTCGCACTCCCGTTCCCCAGCATCCAATGGGTGTATTATTTTTAATTTCTGTGCAGGCGTGGCCACCAGCACCATCAACATAGACACCAACAGTAGTCGTACTTGTACCACCATCCAAACCCCTGATTATACTATCCTTTATTACCGTTCCATCTGAATCACCTGAAATGTAGATACCATAATCTGGCTCTAGGCCAGCATAGGCACTTATCCAGATATGGTCGAATATTGTTCCCTGGCATTGATTTAGAGAAAATACTTTTGAACCATTTGGTGCCCACCTGACAAAAACATTCTTGAACTGCGTGAAAGCACATGCTCGTAATCGGAACAAAGCAATCAAACCAGCCCCTTCGCCATCTATCCGGATATTTTCAAATGCCAAATCATATAAATTATTTACACCATCACCCAGGTCGAACCCATAATCTGTTGAAGTAAACTTTATTCTTGGTGAGTTAGCCAAATATCTGGATTGACCGATTAATCGAATTCCATGTTTATCAGTATTTGTAATTTTGCTTGCGCACAAATAAATGCCCTTTGGAAGGAAAACGATACCCGAATCTGGAGCTTCATCAATGGCCGCTTGAATTGCTGCGCTATCATCCGTTACTCCATCACCCTTTGCTCCATAATAACGAACGTCTTTCCAAGGCTTATTAACAATAATGTCATTATGCTTTACGTCATGTGTTGTTTTGACGCCTTGATCAAGCCAGCTATCAAGTATGGCATGGGTTAATGTTCCTATGTCTTGTAAGTCTTTATGCGAACGTTTTTTAATCTGAGCAATATCTGAAATTGCAGCAACGAATTCTTTGTGTGTTCCCCTTAAAAGATTATGTTCTCTTCCTAATTTTGAGAGAATATCAACCAGATTAAGTTTCTTGATTTTTTCAGAAACTATTTCTTCAGCTATTTTCCTTACTTTCTTTTCATCAATTTCTGTCTGCATTTTATGCCGCCTTTATACTCCCACGAGGGTGGCGTTTTTTTATGTAAAGGATAAAATCTAAAATTTTTAATTCCTCTGGATCGTCAACATTTATAAACTCAAAAGAAAAATAATTCCCTTGAACTGCCAGGCTAATTATCTGATGAATAACATCCCTCAAGGTCGGATCTGCGCCTGTCGGCGTTGAGCCGTTTATTGTCTTTGTCAATGCTGGAGTCTGTGAAAAGTTTTTATAAATCTTAAAAATCATACTTTTGCCAGAAGATAAGATGAAATCCAGGAAGAAACGTCTTAGAATTGTCCAGGTTTCATCACCTATCCATCCTGTTTTATAGGTTGCTTCTATTGCCTGGTCATCGTCTTTCACCGCATTCTCATCTACCTTATAAATCTGACCTTTCTCTGTCCCATAAATCATCACCCTTTCTGACCCAGTAATATCCACTGAGTTTATTGAGCAGATTTTCTGATGATATTTATCAACAGCAATATTTCCTGTCAGATAATTATAGACAATAACCTTATCTGGAACCTGGCTTGTGCCAGTTGGTATTGCAAGCCTATATTCAGATTTGAGAACATAATTTTCAGCCGTTGACCTATAGGCAAAATCTTTGTTTATGCTTTCAAGCGTTTCTCTCGCTTTATCTGTCAACCTGGGTGTAGCAAAATTAACACCATCAAATATCTCAATCTTGTAGAGATTAGAAAGAAAAATTAAATTATTATCACATTCCACAAGACTGGCCGCTGCACCCAAGCCCTTCCCTGTCACGATTCTATCTGTTTCATAAAAATCACCACTTCTCGACACCACCCAAATTGAATTTGCCTTGAAAGCATAAAGACTGTTTTTAAATTCTTTGTGGCGAACTATCTTTTCTGTCTCATCTTCTCTAAGCGGAAAATAGTCTGTTGCTGGTGATGGGAATTGCTCTGGGTAACCTAGCCTGGAAGGGAAAAGAGCCTCTGGATGTTCAGGAACCCCAGAAACCCAGAGACGTTCATCAAAGAATTCAATCATATCGCCTTCGGGTGGAGGATAGCTTTCATAACTTACCTCCTCGCCTAAGCTATCATCTGGATGGCTATCTGTTACTGTGGTAGTTGTGTTATCAAGAATATCAAAATCCCAGAAATAAATTGCCCCTCCCGCGTTTGTCCTGTAAATCCTTCGTGCCGTAACTTCTTCCTCTGAAGATATGGGAATGTTTGATAAAATAAATTGTTGTTTGGGAGAAGAAGTGATTGTTACTTTAGCCGATGCTGGAGAAGGATTGCTTTCGCAAGGATAGTTTCCTCCACGATAAAAAGTAACCCTGAAAGAATAATCGCCATTAAGAACTGCCGTCAGTGCATAAATTTCAAATATCAAATCTATGCTCTCTCTCTTTGTCCAAACCAGGGCACTTGAAATATCCCATCTCTCTCCAGATTCAAAAGTAGGATCTATCTTGTCCTGGCCTACATAGACATAATTAGTCCCATCTATTGTATAGTCTCCATAGAGGACAAGATAATAAGTTGTGCCCGAGCTTAGAGAAGGCTTTGTGCCTGAAAAAGTGAATGTTATCCAGCCATAGGTCGGGAAGGCTGAAATACCTGTAATGGCGACATTGTCAGATGCTCCTCCGACAATGTTCGTGGAAGCTCCTTTAGTAAGCGATGTTCCTCCCTGAGCCTTATGAATCTCTGCCCAGACATTCGTTGCTGGCGTTCCTTGTTTTGAGAGATAAAGCTTAACCTTGGATATTTCATAAGCAACATCTACAGTAAAAGCTTGAGCAATAAGAGCAGTAGCAGTTGTCTGTCTTAATTCTTTAATGTCATCTATATTTGAAAAAGCATAAGTGGCAATTACCCCCTCTCCCGTCTGTGTCCCTATAATTTTGAATGACTGGTCTTCGTTGGAGCCTATCTCGTGCCAAACCATCGAGTTATCAACTACCCAATTCTTGCCATCCGTATATGAGCCAACCTGCTCTGTCCAGCGAACATGATAATTATTGGTTGGTTGCTGTACATAAGAACCGTAAATAACAAGATAATAAGTCGTGGCGGCTGAAAGCGAAGGCTTCGTCCCAGTAAAATTAAATTCTACCCATTCATAATATTCGTTTATTCCAGCTATCGAAACATCGGCAGATGGCTGACCTACGATATTTGTAGAAGCACCTTTTGTCGGAGATGTCCCGACTTGAGAGCTATGAATTTCTGCCCATAGGTTTCCAGTTGGACACAACCAATCCCAGCCTATATAGAAACACTGCTTTTTTATCGCAATTTTTATCTTTGAGACTTCTGTTGCTGCCGAAAGTTTAAAACTTTGAGCGTTTAATAAATTCGTGGTATAGGGATAATTGAGAGGCTGATAATCGCCAGTTTCGAGTGCTCCGTAGGAAAGCACCTCTCCCGTAAAAGTGCTTGTCCCATAAACTTCAAAAACCAGGCTTATTGAATCTCCATAAGAATTCCATCCATAGCTTCCATTTATCTCCCAGTATCTTCCATCCGAATAACTTGCACTGCTTGAATCAAATCCTGTATCCACATAATTTGTGGTTGAGACAGCGAAGTCGCCATAAAGCACAAGGTAATAGGTCGTGTTCGCTGAAAGTGAAGGTTTTGTCCCTGAGAAAGTAAAATTATAACTCGTATAGCTAGTCGCTATAGTGCTGACATTTATATTATCCGAGCCTTGACCTACAATATTTGTAGAGGCATTTTTCGTTCCCGAAGTGCCAGCCTGAGAACTGTGAATCTCTACCCAGACATTCCCCGTTGGGCTTCCCCTTTTCCTTAATTTCAAGGTTACTTTTGTAACCTGGTTTGAAGATGAAATTTTAAAAGACTGAGCAAGCAAAGTTTGTGCTGCCAAAGACCGAAGTGCCCCGCAGTAGTCTTGATTTGAATCTGGATATTCAAGTATTTTTTCGTCTGTAGTTGCACTTTGAACCCCAACTGTTGGTGCTGTCTGTGGTGCTTCAATTCCTGAATAAAATGCAGAATTTTCTTTAATAGTTATAGGCTTCTCATAACCAGCAATGAAGGTTAAGCCTTTATCTTTCACAACTGAAACTGGTCTATCTATCTGTTTTGTGGGAGAGAAAAGCTCAGTCCATTGTGCCCCCGATTTTAGCCAAATCTTATCTTCCAGGAAGGCTGCAATCTTAGTCTGGTCTTGCTCAGTTATTCCAAAGGTGCCGAATATCTTCTTCTCTCCAAAATTATAAATGCTATCTAGCTTTGTAAGTCCTTTGCGTTTTTCCTTGCTTTTTCCATCCTCAGAAACTCGCCAATTTTCAAGCTTGATTGCACCCCTAATCGGAACATCTGTAGGGCTCGAAAGTTCATCCAGTCCACCACCCAAGTCCCGCACTTCTATTTTGCTAAAGGTTTTCAATAGTAAATATCTCCTCTTAACTTTGTGATTTCTTCCTTGCTGATACGTTGACGAATCTCCATCCCCTCTGCCATAGAATAAATATCTACAACCTTTTTCTTACATTCTTCATAACGTAGCAGAATCTGTGTCATCGCCTCATCATCTCTAATCATCCAGTCTTTCAGAACATCCAAAGCAATAAGAGGATGGGCTTCCTCTGGTAAATGAGGCGTTGCTATGTTTGGCGTAACATCCGAGGTATCATGGTTGAGTGCAGGAATACGTTTGAAATAATAAATCTTCCAATAATTTGAGATTGAGGTTGTCGGTTTCGGCATAACGAAAATCGTGTCCTTGTCTTCCCTTCCCCAAGCTATCGGGTCCGTTGAATCTTCTAATTCAAATTCCCATGTCTGGTCTATATCTATCTTTGGAACCGGATTTTTATATTCATCCTCAACATTGAAAAGGATTTCTTCAATCAAGAGAAGGTCTGTGATGGAAAGGTCGGTCGTGATTGAATAAGTTGATTTATCCTTTGTAATAGAGATTAAGCCCGACTTTCTAAAATACCAGACAAGGCCAGACAGCATAAGGTCAAGTTGAACATTCCGCTGGGAGATATTAATAAGAGGATTAAGGTCTACATTAGTAAAAAGTCCCTCTGGGGCCTCTGTAAGCTCATTGGCTAGCGTACGGATATATGTTCTAATTTCTTCTCTTGTCATCTGTTCTCCTTAAGACAGGGAGGGAGGTTTAGGACACCCTGCCCTCCCTTCTTATTCGTCTCGTTTTAAATCTTAACGATAGCGTACAGATTGAATGTCCAAGATGGGGTTCCTGTTCCACCAATTGTGAAAACAGCCGCTATTTTACTGCCGATATTTGCCGCAAGAACCTTTCTCTCTGATCCTACGTCTGTCAACTGGGTAAAAGTAACAATCGTGTACCAGGTGGTTGACCCCGAATGCGGATGTCGATCTACGATTGTTACGGTCAATGTTGGATTCGTACCGCTCTTTGCTGTAGCTTCTAAATAAAAGGTTGCTTCTTTGTATTGAGAAACATCAATCGGCGTGCTCTTTGTGTTGCTTGTTTCTGTTTTAGTTCCACTAAAGATTAAAATCTTCTTTGAACGGAGCCTCTCAATCTCTTTTACATTATAGATTGGTTCAGCCATTTCTATTTTCCTCCTAAAACAAAAGTTTCGCTGGTTTGAAACTTACGGATTTTCTTAGCCGCCTCTCTCCTCATTAACCTGGCTTCAGCCTGCATTTCCCTCGCCTTCTCTTCTTCCTCCCTATCAATCTCTTCCAAGTAACTTCCAAGCGGTTTGTTATTGTGGTTAAAGAGAGAGCGTCTAAGTGCTTTTACAACTTTTGCATCTAATGGAAGTGGATTGTGCTTTGAATCCTCAACGACAGCCTCAACAATGAAGTTTTTTCCACTTATCGGGTCATAGTCTGTGATGCCTGGCAATCTTCTTGGAAAATCTTTAACTATCATCCATTTCCGATACCTTGAGAAATAATGAGGATAGAGTTCTGGATCCATAAGTTTGATTTCTTCTAAAATCCAGCGTTCTGGTTTCTCGACCATTTTCCATCTCGCAATATGAAGGAAGGGCTATCCAAGCCCTTCCTTCAGAGCTTCAATTAAACCGTTGTCTCGTCAAGGTCAGTGATCTTGAAGAAAGGAGCCCTTGAACGAACACCTAAGTTTCCAAAGATGTGACCTTCAGAAACAAAAGCATTTTTGTTTGCAACTTTCTGAAGAATTGAATTACCAACCTTTTCCCAGGTAATCCAGCTTTTCTTAACGAGATGGATTGTCAGTTCATCCTCTGCCAGGCCAAGAATAGTTCCATCGGGGATGAATTTGTCGGTAATCATAGGAATATTCTTCCCGTCATAATAGAAAGGAAGTCCTACCCAACCTCCCCACTGTATCTTGTCAGGATTCGTATTTGTCCTAAAACTATCCAGGTATGCTTTCCATATTCTGCGAAGTGCTCTAGTATAGAGAATAACACTGATCTCACCATAATCAACCGCTTCATCCATGGCCTGAAGCAAAAGGTCTTCAACAAATGGCCGCTTCACTCCTGAGTTTCCAAAAACCAGAGCTTTCCATTGAGGGTAACTTGCAACAAGAAGTCCCTGTAGTCCAGCTGAATCGTTTGGCTTCGGGGGATCAGCATCTGAGATTATGCCCATAAGTCCCATAATCTCGCCTTTCCCAACAGCCTCACTAGCAACATAGCTGTCTTCACTGTAAACCCAGGAATCGTCAGACCATGTCTGTGCTGAAGCAAGCGTAACTTGAGTATCTGAATCCACAGAAGCGATAGCAATAGAATCAACTTCTTTTGTACCATCAGCCTTATGAACATCAATAACTCTTCCTGGTTTTAAAAACATTGTGGGCTTTGCATAACGAGGCGAATCAAGAACAAGGGTTGTCGTTGAGGATCCTGCGCCATTGCACTGAGCTATATGTCCTGAACCATCTCCCAAAAGCTGACGGGACATATCATCCGCCATACTCTTGAAAAGCTCCTCCTGTTCAAAGTCCTCGGGGTCAATTGGTGATCCACCTCTTTCTGCAAGTTCAATGCTCAGACCATCAAAGCCAAGCGAGAACATCTCAAAACGTTTGACACGCACCAGGCTCTCACCAGGTGTTCCCTGTTGGGCTGTTGGATACGTATCATTCGATTTTGCACCGTATGCTTGGCTACCAGCAAAATTCATCCTCTGCTTGAAATATCTACCGTGGGCATCAATCGTATCCCAACGCTTTTTTATCATGTCAAGGAACTTGGAGCGGGACCGGACTTCTGAGACAATTGCGGGAGCTACCATCTCGTTGTAAAGTTTGTCTTGTGTACTAATATCGAATGCCATAATCTTTTCTCCTTAACTAAATTTTTTCCCCTGCACTTTTAGTTTCGGCTAGAAACTTTTTCATTATTGGGATAGCGTCCTTCATGCCCTTAATCTCTCCGAACTCCGATGTTGGCCCGCTGCCAGCCGGAGCCCCAGAGGGAGAGGCAACTGGAGCCTCGTTTTTTGCCTTCTGATCTTCGAGGAATTTTGTGATAATTTTATCCTTCTCCTCTTTGACAAGGTCTGGATTCTCTTTTACATATTGACGGAAGGCTTTAATTTCCTCTTCATGCACAGCCTTCATTGCACTTTCAACATCGGGATAAACAAGTTGACCTTGTTCATCCTTTTCAGCTAGCAGTTCCCAGACTCTCTTTTCGTTTTTAGTGGTTACAGCAAGTGGATATTTTTTAGCATGGGATTCCATGTCTTTTTTGAGTTCGTTATAAACGACAGCTATTTTTTCCTTCAAGTATGCCTTCTTAAACTCCTCTGATTCTGCTGAAGTTTTTTCAAGCTTTGAGGCAATCTCCTCAAGCTTCTTTTCCAGACTCTTTCTTGCCATACGTTCTTTGAGGATTACCGGATCAGTTAAGATGTCTTCCTCTTCTTCTGGCTCAGGCTCAACCTCTTCCTTTGCGGAGGGCTGGCCTTTACCTGGAGGAGCATCCTTGACCACAAGTCTTCCTTCCTCATAGGCTTTTTTGAGCATGTTAACGACAGCCGCGGCCTCATTAAGCTCTTTCTCCCGTCTATTTAGATCAGCGTTTCGGGTGGAGGAATGAATCCCATGTCCAATCCAAGTTGAGATTTGCTCAGGATGATCAGGCACATAAACCTTACCATCCGCCTTGAAAATTGCTGGGACTTTCATTCCTGCTTCGTCAATGATCCAGAGATGCGGGACTTGCGCTTCTTCGGCCCCTTGTTCCTTAGCCTCTACTTGCCCTTTCTCATCTGGGCAAGTTTCGCAGGGTTTCTTTTCCTTTTCTCCTTCTGCCGTAGGCAAGGCTTCAGTTTCGGTCTCTCCTTTGGCTTCTTCAGAGAAAAGTTCTTTAATTTGTTCCCTAGCCTCGTCCCAATTTGAGGGAGCATTTCTGTCCTTTTCAACGGTTTCGGCTGGTTCTTTCATGTTTTTATTTCTCCTTTTTCCTCGGCCTTCCTCTCATTCTCACAGGAACCGTTGTTATTTTCTCTTCAAGATGTGAGATAAAAGCCTCGGAAGATATTTCGTCTTTTAGGTTTTCATCAAAAACAACTGAAGTCATTTCGTCCTTAGTTAAGCTAGACGTTGCGGAAACAGGCGTTATTCGCTTGGGTAATACCGCAAGTACCTCCTCCAAGGGAAACTCATAAAGCCTGCCACCCTCTCGCTCATAGTAACGATAAGGAAGATACTTGCCATTAATAAAGCCATTTTTATTCTCAATAAGATCTAAAATTTCTGCTTCACTATAGCCTGTCATCTCCGCCAATACTTTTATTGAAACTAAATGTGTCATACTGCTGCGCCTCCTTGACGCATTGTCTCTTCCAAAATAATTCTTGCCAACTCTTCAGGAGAAGGTGCCGTTCCTGGAGCCGTAGCCCCAGGAGTCCCCGCTGTGCCACCAGGTAATTCTATACCAGGTCCTGGTGCTACGGTTGCAGGAGCAGCCACAGCAGGAACCGCCTCAGGTCCAGGTGCTCCTACCGTAGCTTCTGGACTTGCCTTGGCGGCTTCTCCTGGCCCTGGCTTTCCAGCCTGAAAGCTTTTTATTTCTGCAATCCGCCTTTCAAAATTCTCTTTTCGTTTTTTGGGTAAAGTCTCAAATTCTTCGGATTTTCTGAAGTTGTTAAAAATTCGATAATGAATGTCATGGTTATCTTCAGGATTGACAGCAATATAAATGTCTTTCCTCTTCATAATATCTACATAACGATTTGCCTGACGCTCATCAACAAACTCTTCTGCCATATATTCTTCAACGGTTTTAATGCCTAAAAGCTCAAAGGCTTTTCTCGGATCGGTGATTAAGCCCTTCTCAATCAAAGTCATTACAACTTCCCTCTTTGCAAGTTTTGTGCTGATAATATCAACCCCAGATTGAACCCTAACATCTGTGTTGTTTCTTATCTCTGCGCCTTTGATATAGGCTGTCTCTCTCTTTTTATCTCTTCCGAGAACCTTAACTAAACGAGGAAGGTCATATTTCTGCTGAATAATTTCGAGCCTTAATTTCATCGCCGAGGAAAGCTCGATGTCTTGAGCCTCAATAACAGGGAAAAGCACCTTAACATCCTGCTCTCTTAATCCTTCAAAAAGAACTCCAGAAGCACGAGAAGAATATTTGGGAAGTCGGCCATAGCTTGATTCCCGAACAGAGGTTTCTGTCTCAATCTCTTTTTCTTGGAAAGTTAGCCATCGGATAGCAATTTCAGGGAATGCTGGAGGATTCTGCCAATAAGGTGTCCCAAACCCAGGATTATATTCGATAAAGTCAGTTCCAGCCCTGGTAAAAGAAATCTTTTCCCTTGGATTAAGACTGTTCTTTGGAATCATCGCCTTTGGCTTGTAATACTCGACATATTCATCAACTTCAGAACCGATTTTATTAAACCGGCGTTGACCTGCCTGAGCAATACGAACCATGGAATCTCCATATTGTTCACCAAGTTTTGGCAATGCACCAGGAAGAAGAAAATATGGGATTTGTGCTTTCGGCGTTGGATTTGATTTATGATAAAGAAGAAAGCCACCCGCTGAAACCGCAAAGATTCCTTTCTCGTATCCTGGACGTTTTATAGTCCAATATTCTTTTCTGATGACTGTCTCTTCTTTCGGCCTTTCCATCTCTGTCCTTTCAAAAAGACCAGAGTCTGGTTCCCAGGGGTCAGGTTTAAGTGTTCCCCTTGGAAGGCCAAATTCATCCTCGACAGAAGATACGGGAACCCTTTTCCCTTCAATGATATAACGCCACTCTTCTCTTCCCTGAGCTAACGCATCAAGCCGAATATTAAAAGGATTTACCCAGTTATAATCAATATCACCCTGGACATCAACGAGACCCTTTTCTCCTTGAATTGAACCTTGAAGGTTTCTATTCCACCATTCCTTCCAGAAAACACAACTTGTAACTAGAGCCCAAAGCTTGGCAAAGTTTATTTTGAAATTAAAATTTCTAAGATAATTTGTGTATTCAATGAGGGCAGAAGACACGTTTGCTGCTTTGACATCTTCTGATTCTGTGGTATTAGGCTCCGTATAAAAGTTATGAACATATCGGATCTCTCCCCACATTTGCCGAATAAGCGGGAGAATCCGGTTATAAACATTTTTTGTTTCCCTTTTGACCTGAGCCTCTATGGATTTAAGACTTCCAATGGCTTTAATGTACTTGGTATATTGATCGCCCTCAAACCAGGCAATATATTCCTCCCAATAGCCATGATTGTTTTTTACAACTGGATTTGACCGCCAGTCTTCCTCGATAAACTGGTAGTGTTCACGGCGATCTCCTCGAAGGTCTTCGCCTGCAGTCGGTTTAAACTTTTCTTCGTCAGTCATTTTTAAAATCCTTCAGCCGCCTCTCTTTCTGCAATTTCTTCATCACTCAGAACCCTGCCTCTTTCCTTCTCAAGTGCCTTTTCTTTGTCCTTGAGTTCAATCGGATATTCCTTTGTGTAATAATTGTAGGCACGATAATCTCCTGCCATGTAGCGGTCAAAGAGCTCTTTCTTTTCATGGTAATGGAGAATGACCTGGACGATATTTAAGCCTGCCAGGGCCAAACAGATTAGGAATAAATAAAGCATTTATTTCCTCCAATTCTGAACAGAGTCAGTAATTGTTAATCCTCCGATAACAAATCCCGTGACATAAAGAAGAGTTTTTACATATTCAGAAAACCAGGATAAATCCACACCACGAAACATGCAGATATAGTAAGCAACGGTTGCCAAGATAATCGTAATAGCGGCCATCCCAGCCCTTCTTCCAAATCGTTTCTTTTCGTTATTCTCCATCATTTTCTCCAGTTATATTCATAAGCTCCGATGTCCACCTTGTCATCGGTTATTATCCCCCATATGGGTGTTATTATAATGGGTGAGATTATCGGATAGATGATATTTCCCCAAGGCACAGGATTCCCCACATAATCCCTTGTCAGCCCGACATTCATTCCAGCGTTGATGCAGGGGGAGGTGGACTGGAGGGTGAAGTCGCCATTGGCGGGGTCGGTCATAAGCGGATCAGTTTCTACGGAATGAGTTGTGCCACCATAAACAATTTCCCAATCAGCATAAGTAGATTTATATGTTCCCGCACCCCATTCTATAAAATTGGTGGCCTCCAGACCGAAAGAATTATATGTATAAATATTCCCACTTCCTGTTGTTCCGTTATTGTCACCACCAACCGTAGCGCGCAATTGACTGGTACCATTGCCTAAAGAAATATTATTTTTAAAAACATTATTTTGGAGATTATTTACGCCATTCACTCCGCGAATAAATATTCCGTAAGTCGTATTATTATAAATCATATTATTATAAATGAGGTTAGTATTGTTCGAATATGAAGCACTAGAAGAATGAACCCTTATTCCTTCATAATTACTATAAGAAATATTGTAGTACATCTGTCCTTGATTGACATTTTCAAACCGAATTCCCACATCACTATTACTATAAACCAAATTATATCTGATAATAGAATTCAAACCAGACGTTATCGTGTCATACCAGATACCCATCCCTTCATTGGTATCTGAGGTTAGACCATTACTATAAACAGTGTTGTATTCTGACACAATTGCAGAGGTATTTCCTAATCCAACATAAATACCGCCAGAATATTCATGCAAACCATCGGTGGCATGAATTAAACAATTGTGATGGAGATTATTATGAGAAACGGTGGAGTTTCTAGTATAGTCGCTAAGCAATATTCCGCTTGCCCCGTTATAAGAAATGGTATTAATAGTTATAAGTAAAGTGTCTCTATAACTCGTCCCTGTTGTATATGAATATATGCCGTTCGTATAGGCATAGCTGATAGCAGAATTTTGAATGGTAATTCCCGTGCTGTCGTTGATAAGTCTTAAATTATCAGCATTTGCATTCTTTAAATCAATCCCATCAACCGTTATATAATTTTTGGAAGATATAGTAATGGCTGTATTTCGTTGGCTTGCTTCTATATGACCCGATGGATCTCCGGACATATAAACATATAAAACATTTGAAGCCCAATACCATTCATTGGGGGCAGTAAGATTTGAAATAGAAGTTTCCAGAGTTCCCCGGGTTCCATCAAAAAATACCTGATTGGGTTGCGTGCTAACAGTGGCCTGCCAGACGTTGACAGGGGCAATATCGATAGAATAAGAATAGGTGGTGTCGTTGCGATTAAATCCTGTATCCTCCGATGTCCAGTTATATGTTGCGCCATTAGCCGTTGAGGTAATAGTAACGCCAGTGGTAGAGGGGGTAATAACTTGTTTTAAAGAATTTGTGGCCGAAAAATCAATAGCTGCATCAGTTCTATATCCAAAATATTGAGATTCCGTTCCGGTAAAATAAGAAATTTGGGCCCCAATGGTGGTATAATCTATCCAATCAACGCCACCGGCCATATCACTGTTTGCATTATATCTTAATTGAGGTTGTGTTGTTCCGCTATTTCTGGTCACATTATACGCGGCCATTAATAGAAGTCCATTAACTGATAAAGTATCCACTCTCGCCCGCCCATCCGACCCCGTTTCAATAGCGCTGCTTATTGTAGAGCCAGACGTGGTAAATGTTTCAAATGTATGGCCGGTAATATTTGTCCAAGCAGTAATCAATTCTGTCCCATAAGTTTCTCCATTCCCCGCCGCCTTTATATAACCAACAAGTGTTTTTCCTGTGCTATCTGTAATAGTCAACTTGTTCCCGAGATAATTTGTTAATGCTCCGGCGGCAGAAAAATCGGTAAAAGCAATTCCATTAACGACGCTCATTCTCATATTACTTTGAGTAACAGTTCCGGTTACATTTGTCGTTGCTTGAGTCCACGATGAAATCGAATCAGACCCGTTAATTATTGGATTTGCTCCTGTCGTCCCATATGCCCCGAAGGTAATGGGCAGGCCAGCCGAGCCGGAGGAGGGTACGGTCAGTTGTTCTCGCCAAATCTCGCCCCGCTTGAATAGGATAGAGTCGCCCGCAGAGAACGACGAGGCATTAACCTTGGCGACAGTCTTCCAGGGTGTTTCTGTGGAAGTGCCGTTATTGTCGTCATTTCCACCAGTGGCATCTACATAATAAGTCGTCCCAGGATTGGCAGAGAGAGAGGCGGCCAAGAATAGAATTGAAATAAAAACAAGAAATTTTTTCATCATGCTTTTATGAAAATCGAAACATTCACATCTACTGTGTAACCCGCTACGGTTTCCTGGTTTTGAACTGAAAGTAATTTTATCTTTTCAACATTTGGAACGAACGAAATTGTCTTTTGGACTTCCGTTGTTCCATTAGCCGCAACACTTACTCCAGCTCCCGCACCAAGATAATCAATGGTGTCCCACTTATTCCGCAAGCCATCATAACAGGCAAACTTGAATACAACATCTTTTGAACAGCCTGCGTTTCCACCTTTAACAAAAAAGGTCAGAGATGCCTCTTCGGCAAATCCCAGTATAATCTGTTCTGATGTGAAATCTGTTCCATCTACTTTGGTGCTGTTAATTGCTACTGTGAAATCCGATGCCAAAAATTTCTTTCTATAAACGTGCATTTCTTTCCTCCTAAAACATTTCGCTTATCTGCTGCTCCCAAAAAGAGCCTTGCTCAAAGTCCTCGTTAATCTGCCTATCAAAAGCCGGATCCTCGTCCTCCTCTTTGAGCGGATAATATTGTTCCTTGCCCCGCATCTTCTCAGGCAGTAGTTTTATCCTCGTCTGAAGATAGATGCTGTCTATAATGTCGCATCCGGTATCTTTGTTTTTGTAATAGGTCTTTAACTCATCCTCATACTGAGTCAGCCCAGTTGCCGAAAGAATCTTCCTTTGTTCATAATAAGGAATCAGCACGTCGTGACGTGTCCCCCTCGGCTCTCCATGCAGCGGTATCAAACTCACAATAAGGTCTGAACGTTTATTGACTAAATGGGCAGCTAGAAATTCTCCATATTTCTCTTTCTCGATTCCAATGTAAGTTATCGGCCTTCCTTCCTCTGCTGATAAATCAACAAGCTCAAGAATCCAGGAAACAAGCTCCATAAAATAGACCCTCCTGCGGCTTGCATAGCAAATATGAAGCGTTCCATTCTGATCCCACTCTCCGATTGAAATTCCTGTATAGCTGCTTTTCTTGCCTTTTGTGCCAGCAGCATCAATACAAAGATTGCGGATAAACGGCACTGGCAACTTGTCATAATGAACATCCCACCACTCACGTCTAAGGATTATCTCTTCATCCGGTGTCGGCTGAAGCTCATAAAGAGCAGAATAAAGATAGGTGCCCTGTTTCTGCCGCTTTCTTTTAAGATATTCCTCGTTAAGCTTTTCAGGAAAGGATGGAACCCCTATTTCGCCTTCCCCCATAACTGCTGGTGCGGAGAATACCGCAAATCCTGTATCAGAGACAAAAGTTAATCCTGGCCTCCTGCGAATTTTGCTGTAATCAAATTTCCCCTCGGGATTGAGAATAATCCCAGAAACATCATCTATTGCCCAAGGCGTCTCAAAAACAACCTCTCTTGCATCCTCCGCTAGAATTGATTCCTGTTGCTGCCAGAATTTTATCGTCCTTTTCCTCATTTCTGGTGTTCTTGTGTTTAGTTCGTTGCATAAATTGTCATTAATCCCAAGCTCAAAGTGAAGTCCGGTTAGCGATTTCTCGGGAGACCCTAAGTCTATTTCAACCCCCTTGTAACGAACCCTCCCCTTGTCTATAGCACAAACTTCAAAATCCGATTTGGAATTTGGGAGAATCCTTGAAAAGAAACCCTGAAGAAGCTCATTTTCAAGGATTTCCTTAATCACTCGCTCTAAAGAATCCTGAGCAAGATCGAATATGCCACTTGCAATAAATGATTTTCCCTGATTGTTCTTTACTCTCTTTTTCAGAAACCATTGAATGATCAATGCCCTGGCTATCGAGCTTTTGAGCATGTCTCGCCCCATAAGCACCAGAAGCTGTTTTATCGGATTTTTCCCCTCATCCAGAAAATCACAGAGCTCTCTATGAATCCAATTCAAATCTCTATATTCTACGTTCTTGCCATGGTGCAAAATGACCTTTGATAGGAAGAATAAATCATTCAAACAGAATGAAACCCAACTATCAGACGACCTCCATTTAGAAGAAATGGGAACTCCTGGATCAGCCTCTACTCTAAACATCTTTTTTCCTTAACTCCTCATAACGCTCCATTGCTTCATAATCCTCTCGCCCAAGATGCAAAACCACGGATCGCTCCTCAACCTGAACTTTCTTGGGAGGATAGTTGTCTAAGATTTTATTGGCCTCTGTTACAAACTTGTATCGAGCATTTTGATCCTTCTGTTTTGGACGCATCGGGTGCATAGCCTCCAAGCCATCGGCAATAATTTCAGCAATCTTCTCTTTTGTAATTCCCCGCTTTTCCAATGCTTCAGCAATTGGCTTGCGTTTCAAGAGCCTAGGAATAATATTTGAAGCATTAGAAACTTCATATCCAGCCGCTATTGCAGCCTGCCCCTTGTTAGTCATTCCCCCTTCAAAATAATTCTGAAGCGCTTGCTTCTCCTGCTTCGTCATCTTCTTAATCCCATAATCGCTTTTTCTTTTTCTCTTCTTGGGTCTTACCCTGAATGTTCGAGGTCGAGTCTCCCGCCCGAAAAGAATAGGAACCCCATCCACAACCTTAAATCTGTTTGGCCTTATCATCCTTTGCCTCGATTTCTCTCAGAAAGAAGGTCCTTATTAAGGCGATCCATGACATACTGCCTAAAAGAAGGTGAAGATATAAATGCCCTCCAAAATTGACGCTTCTTATAGCGTGGCTTGTCTTTAAAACTAGCATCTATGAAACGCAAAAATTTCATCAGCTTCTTCAGCCGACGCCGAAAAACCCAGTTATAATAAGCCTGTTTCAAGCCCATTCTCGCCCTAAACCACCACAAGGTATAGTGCCGTTCTTTGCCATCAATACAAGAATATACACAAAATATTGCGTTTGTCAAGCCCTACCCACTAAATATGCCCTAAAATTGTGTTGTCTTATAAGATAATTTTCCCCTGTAAAAAACGCTTTCTTTAGCCCCCTTGACTTTTCAAAAATTTGTGCTATTTTATATGTGGAACTATTAATCAGAACTAGATGAATAAACCTAAATATCCAATCTTCAATGTGCCCAAAACCTTAACTCCATTCATAAATACTGATAAAGAAATATATTGCTGGATGACTATAGGCCATTTCTTTGGAAAACTTAAAAATAAACCAATTATGAGAAAAATGAAAATAAGAAGGAAGAACTAGATGAATGGAAATGCTAGGTTCTATTCTCGTGTCTTAAAAACCCTTGAACCAGAAATTAAGGATAAAATAGAAAAAGCCCTGAAAATAATTACAGAAAGAGAAGCAATAGTCTTAACTATGTATCTCGGTCTCATTGAAGAACCTAAAACATTAAAACAAATTGCAGACCATTTTCATGTTACCCGAGAACGAATCTGGCAAATAAAAGCAAAAGCATTAAGAAAATTAAAATACCCAAGTCGAAAAGTTAATAAACTAATTCCTAGTATTTTGATTGATAGAAATGGAGTACTATTAGCAAAAAGGGAGAATTAAATGCAGAACCTCAGAGACTACCTGGAACAAGAAACAAAAGAAAAAAATGTACCATTTGAAATATTAAAACAACAAAAAGAATCTTATATGCGGAAAATAATTGAGCTTGCTAATAAACAAAAAAGAATAGATTATCTTTATAGAATTTTGAAAAAGCTATAATGGGAAAATATGAAAATCAAGAGAGTAAGTAATGATGACAAAAAGACCCCCCATAAGTCAAAAGTTCCCATACCCCCCTTTAAACAAAGAGCTATCTATCCTAGGTAGATCTACCTAAAAAAACAAACAAAAAAAGGCTTAGTTTACATAATCGTACTTATGCGACTATAAATCTACTCTGATTTTACCCCTCTAGTTGACATAATATCTTTTTACCATCGTTTTCATATTACTCTTATTTACTGATCTTGTCAAGTTCCTTTTTAAATATTACCTCTCTCATCTTTCTTTATGATATCATCTGATTATATTGTTTATATTATTTATATATGACTAATTATATTATCTATATCTGATTATCTTCTTTATAATGAGGAATTTAATATAGGCTATAATTAAAACGATTATAATTACTTTGATTTTTCTTATCTTACTTATTCTATTCTTACTTATTCTACATAGACTTTAGTTATTTAGACATAGACGTATTATATCTTTATTTATATTTATTATTATTTTTATTACTTAAGTATTATATATATATTTCTTTCTTTGTATTACTTTCTTTCTTTCTTTAATTTGATTTAATTTAATTTAAAGGGTAAGGAAGCCGTCCATTAAAACTAAGTCTACCATATAGAGTTGCAAGGTCTACCATATAGAGTTGCAAAAATCAGGGGAAAAAACATGTCTTATATCTTTTAAATATTTTATAGATATTTAAATGGAGAGCCCTTCACTTTAGGTTACGGGCTCCTTAAAAGAAATTTAAGTTGCGGAAGAGCCAAAAAAAAACCCCTCGATTTCTCGAGAGGCTTTTGATTTAATAATGAATTATTAAGTCTGCATATTTAATATAAAGAAAATAATCCTCAAATGTCAAGGTATTACTTTCTTTAAATATAAGGATCCTTATCTTTACTCGTCTACATCTAAAATCATTTAATTAAAGAGGAAAAAGTTTTTTGATTTTTTTTCAAAAGGGGGCTTGACAATCGGGTATACCGTGATACAATCAAGATGGAGGTGAAAGAAATGAACGAAAAAGAAAGCATTGAAAAAGAAATCTTAGAGCTCAGGAAAAGGTTAGCTGAGCTCGAGAAAAAACAGCAAGCCATGAATGGGAAAGTAGAGATTGAATGGGAAGGAAAATGTGACAGAAGACAACATGGGAAACCGTACCTAGCAATCATAACGAGAGGAGAGAACGGGAAAAAATATACATATGATTTCCTGCCTACTATTGATATGTACGCAGACAGAAAAGGGCATATCGTAAGTAGTAAATATCGGGGAAGCCTGCCAGTTGGAACAGTATTGAGAGGCAGGACATCTAGCAGCTGGAAAAATGACTA